AAACTCCGTGAAATAATTCATTGTGGAGATAAGTAAGGAGGTGTACTACTCACCGTTGGCCTTACGTTCTTTACGTATCACGTCCTGTCTGTTCTTAGCCCACTTCATAGTCTCACCCGGAAAATGCCCGGATAAGGCGTCTAAGGAACAAGACACTGCTGATACGATACGCTTTGCCTGCTTGTCACAGACCCTACATTCAGTGGTTACCTCACTGTCATCAATGAAACATTCACTGATGTGACCGTCAGGACACTGAAATTCAAAGATACGTCTAGTCATTCGCCAGAGCCTCCGCTTGCTCGATGGAGTTCTCTAGGTCAACCAATGACGCTATTATGCTAAGCTGCCCTTTCCTGTAGTTCAGGTCAGCCTCGTCTTTAGTCTGCCGTACTGAGTCGACTGCTCCTTCCTTCTCAATCAGCTCCTCGATTAAGGCTTTCCAACCGTCTGTGAGCATCATGACCCGCAGGTCGTCCCAGTACTTCTGTGCTTCGTCCATACCATTCTCCTAATTAGGTGGTTGACTTTTTATCTATATTGTGTTATGTCGGGATTGTATCCCTATTATAGCACACTTTTAGTCTTTTGTCAAGTCTTTTTTCTTAGCCGCTACTTTAGGGGCTTTAGGCTCGTCTTCCAGAGCTGCCACACGCTTCTCCATGCGCTTAAAGGCAATATTGATCTGCTCTGCCAACTCTTCGATGTCCTTGCTAGTTACCATTCTCATTAGTACGTTCCTCGTTTAGTGTTCTCTGCGTCAACCTTCAATCCTAGCTCTTTCTCGTTCAGAGCCAGTTTAGCCAGTTCCATGTGTTTCTTAAACTTCTTCTCGTCAGCGTCCACTGTGGTAGATACAGCCTTGATACGGTTAGTCTCAAGCTCCACAGGTACGCCCTGAGCCTCGACAGCGATCTTCTGAGCGCGACTGTTGCTCTCTGCTGCCTGAGCGTTGAGTGCTGCTGTCTGGCTGTTCTTAAAGGCTCTCTCTTCCTCCTGAGCCTGCTGCTGTGCCTGCTGCTGCTCTGGTGTAGGCTGCTGTGCCTTGACCATCGCTGCTGCCAACTCCTCACGATTGGAGATGTTCATGTTGTCTACCACTGCTTCAATCAGCATTGGATAGATTGGGTTATCCTGACCTGTAGTCTGGAGCAACTGTACGAGCTGTGTGACTTCGTACTCACGAGCAATGATGCCCAGTGATGAAGTAGCACAGAAGCTGAAGTCTGCTGCAGGGAACATCTCAGGCTCGAACTGCATATAGCGGTAAGCTGCCATCTCGACGAAGGGGATCAGGAAGCACTCTTGGAAGTTAACCAGGGTACGCTTCTGACGCTTGATAATACCACCCATCGACATAGACGTACCTGCCGACGTGATACCACCGCCCTGTTGCGCCTGCTGTGAGCCGTCTACGCTGCCTGTCGCTGCCTGAACCATCTGCTGCAAGGACGCTGCCTGTGCAAAGGTGATCTGGTCGACATTGCCGAAGTTAAACGGATGGAGCACCTCACGAGGGTCGCCGTTGGTCAGGAGCAGTTTACCTGCCTTGATCTCTGGCTTGCTGCCTCTAGGCATCCGTGTACTGTCCATAGCGAGCATTGGGTGTACAGTTAGGGCCAGAGCATCGATACGAGCGCGTAGCTCACTGTCGAGCGCCTTCTGGCTGTTGTAGCCCTTCTCACACACGCCCATGCCCCAGAACCTGTTAGGCACTGTGTCCCATGAGAACGCGATGACAGGACGATCTTCCATCATGTAGGGGTTAGCCTCAGCCTTGAGCAACTTGCCGTTACCGAGGACTACAATGGCTTCTACGTAGTAGCTGTCCTTGCCTTGGTCGTCTTGCGCGCTATCTAGACCGTCAATCTCATCATCCTCAGAGGCTAGCTCTAGGAGGTCGCGTGGGACTAGGCCGTAGTACTTGGTGAGCCGCACTTTGCCGTCAGGCTGCTGCCACAGCTCGTCGTCGGGTTCGAGGTCTAAGTCGTCTGCTGCTACACCTACGTAGCAGTCACGATACACACCTTCTTCCTGAAGCTGCTGCACCTGATGCAATGATACGAAGCTGTCGATAGCTACACCCAGAGCTGACTTAACATCTGTAGCCACCGGGTCTATAAGGAAGTTGTGGGGCTGTACTGCCTTCAGGCTGACGCAGGTCTGATCCTTAACCGTCACACCTACAGCTTTCATCGTACCTTCCATGATAGCTTCAGTGGCGGGGGTGAGGGTCTTCTTCTGCTCTACCACTACCTCAGCAATGCCTGTACCGTACACGGCAGCGTTGAGCAATACTTCGCCCACTGTCTGCCTGATCTTATTCTTCTTGAACTCCTCATCGAGCATCTTACGCAGGTGAGTAGTGTCTGCCTTCTCTTGATCCATGTGGTCGTCTTGGATGTCGAAGAACCGCCCTCTTCCGAAGGTAGCCTCCTCAACCTCAGCCACGTTACTCTCTACTGCTTGGAGTAGGGCAGGGGACACGATACGGCTACGCTCTGACTCGCGGGTCTTGTCTTGGTCAGACCAGATACCTCTCCAGAGGCGGTAGTACTCGTTGTGCTTGTCGTCGTAGTTGGTGTCGTAAAACTCCCTCCACTCCTCGACTTTAGTCTGTACCCAATTCTCTACTGAGCCTTGTAATACAGGCATCGTGTCGTCATTGTAATCGTCCATATTAGTACCCTGCGTAGTTGTCTATGATGATGTCGTAGTCGTCGTCTTCGTAGTTCCCGAAGTAAGCCACCTGAGCCAGTTGGTCGATGTACGCCAGTGAGTCAATGGTGTCGTCGTGTACTAGATGATTAGGGAACTGAAACAGCTCATCGAGGAACTGCATATTCCAGTCGCCTCTATTGAGTAGAATCTGCCCATTCTCGAACCGACCCTGCAATGCCCAAACTATCCTGTCCTGCTTCTTCTGGTTACCGTGAGTGAGTTCCTCGACACGGAAATACTTGTTGTAGCGTCTCATGAGGTCTGTCAGCGGTGACATCACTGCCTGCTTACTAATACCCCTCTCGATCCCTACACTGACTGGTTGGTACTTAGCGACAGCCTCGAATATCTTCCTAGCCGTCTCGTCCAGAGTCCACCGTCCTACAATGATCTCCCTGACCCACCACCCATGCTCATTAACCTTTACTATCGAGATGGAGGAGTTATCGAGTCGCTTGTTCTGCTTACCCTTCTTACCCATCTCAGCGAAGCCTGCAAGGTCACAGGCGATGTAGTATACACCCGCCTCTGGCTCCTTCTTCTGATACTTGATCCACTCTTCTTTGAATATCTCACTACCCTGTGCCTCGAAGCTAGCCATGAACTCCTGCCTGAAGCTGAAGCTCGACATCGTCCTCTTAGCACTCTCCACCTCGTCAACGTCCAAGTAGGGGTTGTCGTAGCTCGTGAAGTGCCAAGATTTGTAGTCTTCTAGCGTCCCCATCTCCGCAGCGCGGTAGAGGTCGTAGAAGTGGTTTCTGCCCATTGGCGTACCGATGAACATAGCCCTACCCTTCAAGTCAGCCAGTGCAGGACGTAGGATCAGCTCCCACACCTCAGGTTTGACGTCAGCGTACTCATCGAGAACAACGTAGTTCAAGCTAACACCACGCATCGTCTCTGGTCTGTCTCCACCCTTCAGGTTGATACTGATACCGTTTATCAGCTTAATCTCAAGGTTGTTAACGTGGGCTGACGAGATAACGTCCTTGCCTAAGTCTAGGATGGTGTGCCATATAACGTCTCTGGCCTGCTGCTGCGTAGGCGCTACGTAGAACACCTTGCCCTTCGTTGCCTGTAGTGCAGCTAGTATCAGCGTCCATGCTGCGAGCTGTGTCTTGCCTGTACGTCGTCCTGCGGCTATCACCTTAAAGCGAGCGGGGTCGTTGTAAACCTCCTCCTGCCACGGCAATAGCGATACGTTTAAGTCTGTCATCTAGTATGTCCACATTGTCAGGTCGTCGTCACGGATGTCTAGGTGAATATACCTACCCTCCATGCCTATACCTGTGAAGCCCATTTCGATTGCTTTCTTGATTAACTGTCCTCGGCGCTTAGCGTTGCTTACCAGTATGTCGGCAGCTATGCCCTGCGAGTGCGTACCCGGCTTATGCTTTCTTCGCTCTACAGTATGCTCAGGAGAGCGATACCCGGAGGAGATAACAAGAGGGAAGCCCAACTGACCCCTGAGGTTGTCCAAGCGATGTACAAAGTCTTCATTGATCTCGTTCTCCCCAGTCTCGTGGCAGTCAAACTCAACTCTTTTAAAATAGAGAAAGCCGTCTTCATTCAATATCGACATCTGTTATGTCCTCTGACTCGCCATCTATGACTGTAGTTGTGTCGTGGGTGTTGCTTATGGTGATGTTCACTGACGCCTTGCCACCTGAGAGCTTATCCTTCTCGAAGTAGCTCAATGGGGCTAGTCTGTCGAACAACAGCTTCCATGCAGCACTCTGATTCTTATGTTCATCGTCTAAAGCAGCGTTGAAGATAGAGTCCATCACCTTACGTGACTTAGGGGACGCTA